TCGCTACCATCACCCTTTACAGTTTTCGCATTAGTGCCAACACCTAGTAGTTTGTAATTACTCATTGTCTTTCCTCCGTTTGTGTTGCTTTATTTAGTGACACCCTCAATGGATGCCACCAATAAAATAACACCTCCTTATAATTCCATATGCATTTTAATATCTTCAATAGTATTTCCAAATAATGATATTTTAAATATTCCCTCCTCTGTTTCAATTTCTAGTTCTCTATGGGTGTATTCTTTGCCGAGCTTTTCAATGCCTTTATTCATTACTTTAGGTAAAGTTATGCTGATATTTTTTACATTGTGTATACTTAAGTTATTCATTTTGAAATTCTCCTATTGAAGTTGTGTAATCATTAAGAACCAGAACATGTTAAAACTCAATAGCTTTTTTTGTGACCCTACGTCACTTTCATATTTGCTATAAAAATAAGGGGCATCGATGTGTGGCAAAACTGCAACACCACCTGGTGAATGCTGCGAGTGCAAACATATTGTGCAGATGCAGAAACGAATCACTTGTGTGTAATATATGGATAGCTAATTTGTGACCACAAAGTATATATGACCATGCACGTCTAGGGGTGTATTCCACACAAAACACAATGAGGGGTGGCTATTTTGTGACCACACCATAACCAGTGAAGTAATATCAGTAGCAGAACCCAGTAAAATCAATAGCTTACATAGTAAAACACTAGCTAAAACTGTATGAAATATTTATTCCTAGCAAGAACCAATAAAGAAAAGCTAATAAAATCAAAGACTTACAAAGATTCAAGGGGGTAGGGGCAAGGGCCACGGTGGGGGTATACGTTATACGTATATGTACAAATACACACACGGGGTTTTTTGCACCTGGCAGTCCTAATGTGTTGCACATATGTCACTATTACATAAAAAGTTAATACTGTTACGTAAGGTTATTTAAATTAATACTAAGGATTCCTTGACAAACAGTTGACAATACTTATAACTATGGGGGTAAGGGGGTATGTATAACATTAATGTTATTACATAATAATATATTTATACATAAAATACTTAAACATTAAATGTAATACATATAGTAATAATACTTATTGTTAAAATATATAATAATATTAATAATATATTAAAACATTAAATGTATTACATAGGATAATAATATATTATTTATATTGTTGACAGTATTAAAACACTAATGTTATACTTACCCTAGTTACAATATATTATAATTATAAAACTTGTTGTAACTACGTGTGTAGATTACTCTGTGTAAGTTATAACCACAGTGTCTCCTCCTCCCTCTAATGTAGTTTGTACTTATGCCTACGTAGTCTACACACGTATTTGTATAAATTATTAAAACTTTTTCTTGACAATGGATAAATCCAAAGTAAAACTATATGCATCCGAAGATGTGTTAACAGATTTTTACAATGCATTAGCTAACAATGACGCTCGTGCAATACGTAAAGTACACATTCCAAAGTCGGATGTGTTTTACGTTAGAGAAGCAATATATAATCGTACTGGTGAATGGTACACGTTAGACCACGTTGAACGTGCAATGTATCTTGAGGGTATGTTAACTAAGCATGAAGTACTAGATCCAGACAGGGAACGTGAATATGGATAGCAATATGAAGTTACCTATAGCACTTGTAGTAGCGATGGGTGCACAACTAGCAGGTGGTGTGTGGTGGGTATCGCAACAAGCTGCTACTATAGAAAGCTTAGAAGAGTCAGTCTCACAGTTTGCTAGTAAGATGGCTGTAGAGGATAACGTTAATCTCAAGCGTGACGTGCAAGACAACATGGATTACATCGATGGTGCGTTTGCTGAGATAGAAGAACTATGGGAAGAAACAGAAAGCTTAACCAAAACGATAGGCGCTATCACTGCCATACAGCAAAGATTAGCTTTGTTGGAAAACACTATGAAGTTTATGAATCGTGACCACATGGACATGATGGACCCCAGAAATTAAAATAATATAGAGAGACACAAAATGAAAAATTTAGCAGTAGTATTAGGATTGTCGAGCATGATAGCTGCACCAGCAGTAGCGATGGACATTCCAGTAGCAGGACAAACTCTGTCAATTGGAGCAGAGAACGATATTAACTATACGACAGGCATTGAAGAGTGGAATTGGGAACTTGTACCCAGCGCAGGTGTTGAATACAGTGGAGTTAACTTCTCTGTAGAAACTACAATAGATATGCTTGATCTACAAGCTGATGAAGTATTTACAGGCTTGGATTACGTAGTAGACTACACCCTACCAGACACAAACATAAAGCTGTACTCTGAAGTATCATCAGATCGTGACTTTGAGTTTAGTGACATCACTATGGGTGCGCGTATAACATTTTAAGGAACACCAATGGCTACAACTAAAGATGTAGAACGTTTACCTAGCGGAAAATTAAAGTACCGTGGTGAAACATACCCAGGGTACAACAAACCTAAGAAGACCCCAGGCGCTGCAAAGAAGTCAGCCGTGTTAGCCAAGAAGGGTGAGCAGGTAAAGGTAGTTCGTTTCGGTGATCCTAATATGAGTATCAAGAAAGATAACCCTGAAAGACGTAAAAGCTTTCGGGCTAGACATAATTGTGATACAGCAACAGATAAATTCACAGCAAGATATTGGAGTTGTAAAGCATGGTAAAGAAGAAGAGTACAGTTAATGCTGCTGGTAACTACACCAAACCGACAATGCGTAAGAACTTATTTAACAGGATCAAAGCAAGTGGTAAAGGTGGAAGCCCTGGACAATGGTCAGCACGTAAAGCGCAGATGCTTGCCAAGCAGTATAAAGCAAAAGGTGGAGGATACAAATCGTGAGAAGATACATAAAAAGATTGTGGTGTGCGATTATCAATCGTAAGTGTCACCCAGAGTGTGACTGCTGTTAAGAAAGATATGAGACAATGGCAGATAAAGAATACACTGTAAAATATAAAATAGGTAAACCTGCAAGGACTGATACAGGAAGACCTATAGTAGACTATAGCGTAGCTTCTATTATTAAAGTGACAGCTTCTTCCGAAGAAGAGGCTAGAAAAAAAGCATTAGCATCTGAAAAAGTACAGGGTCAAAAAGAAAGAGCTAAAGCAAATTTAAGCTATCAGGAGGAAAGAAATCCTAGAGTTAGAGTTGTAAGTATAGGTAGATCAGGAGGAAGTGGAACTTCATTTTCTGATGATACGACTATAGGTATTAGAATGCTTGAGCCTGAATTAGTTAGACCCTCTAGTAGACCTGAGTCGTCTAGCAGATTTTCAAGAAATATGTCCTTAAGAAAAAATAAAGGTGGCTTAATAGACTACAGAAAAAAGGGTTTATTTAAGTAATGAAAGCACCACAGAAGTCATTAAAAAAGTGGGGTGACCAGAAATGGAGAACCAAGAGTGGTAAACCTTCTACGCAAGGTCCTAAAGCTACTGGTGAACGTTACCTCCCTTCTGCGGCTATTAAGTCTCTTAGCAGTAGCGAGTATGCAGCTACAACCAGAGCTAAACGAAAAGGCAAGGCGTCAGGTAAGCAGCATGTATCTCAACCTAAGAAAGTCGCAGATAAAACTAGACGATTTAGAGCGAACAAAGGTGGTGTCGCTAAAAGTCCTAGACAACAAGCAGCTATCGCTATTAGTATGAAGAAACGTGGTGTTAAACCAAAGGGTAAGAAATGACTTTATCAAAACAAAGTAAATCAAAAGTAAAAAAAGTAATTAAAGGTTTAAACAAAGCTTCTAAGTTACACGCAGGTCAAGCAAAGACTTTAAAAGGTATAGTTGGTAATGGCAAAACGAAAAGACCCAAAAGTAGGAACAGGTAAAAAACCTAAAGGGTCTGGACGTAGATTATACACAGACGAGAACCCTAAAGATACCGTATCGATTAAGTTTGCTACTATGGAAGACGCAAGAGCTACCGTAGCTAAAGTAAAAAGAATAAAGAAACCTTACGCAAGGAAGATCCAAATATTGACCGTAGCAGAACAACGTGCTAAAGTCATGGGCAAGACAGCGATAGCAAATGTCTTCAAACAAGCTAAAGCAGAATTGCGAAGGAAACATAAGAAAGATGCCGTATCTACAAAGTAGCATACCGTACTTCAAAGCATGGGTACGTAGAGAATACACGAAGAACTTAGAAGAATATCACGGAGAGTTTTTACATTGTATGGTCATAGGTGTAACCACCATGCCAAACAGAACGTTAAGCTTTCAAGTTATATTCACTGGATGCGAGTCAGACTTTGATGACTCAGAAAATGTACATGGTGGTGCGATGTGGGCTAGGATGCCTCTGACTGCACTTGTAGCTGATACCCCCTTAGAGGAATGGCCTGAAGAGTTACCACCATATATGGCACAGCCTTGGGATTGTATGTCTCATACACACTCAGTGTATAAGTTAGAAAGAGCAAGCCCAGCGCCTTGGATAGCTAAAGTAGATGGTGAGTTCTACCCTGCGAAGTATTACTTCACAGTAGACTACACAGATAACGAAGTAGCTGATGATCCTGCACAACATAAACAGTCACATGTACTGGAGTTGTTAGATGCAGGTGAGTACACAGGTAACATAGTTGCGTTGCCCAATAATAGAGTGAGAGTAACTCACCCAGCTTGGTTTGAAACTGGACAAGGCGCTCCAGACTTTAGGCCAAACCAAAACATATATAACTCAAAAGAAGACGTAGACTATGTATGGGATACGCAACGAGTCTTTAACAATCTATACAGTGAGGATATAACAGATGATGAAGAAGAAGGGATACGCTAAAGGCGGCATGAAGAAAAAAGGCTATGCCAAAGGCGGTATGAAAAAGAAGGGCTACGCTAAGGGCGGCATGAAGAAAAAAGGTTATGCAGCAGGTGGCTTGAAAATGGTCAAGGGTAAAGATGGAAAGATGGTTCCGTTTTACGCTGCTGATGGCAAAGGCAAAATGGCTAACGGTGGTATGGCTAAAAAGAAAAAGAAAAAAGGCATGGCTAAAGGTGGAGCCATGATGAAGAAAAAAGGTATGGCTAATGGCGGTGCTATGATGAAGAAAAAAGGCATGGCTAAAGGTGGTAAAATTAGAGCTAATGCAGGTGCATCAGTTCCACCAAACAGAAAGGCTCGTAAGTAATGACCGACTTAACTAAAGAGCAAGAAGAAGCTATAGAATCTCTAGGTTACACTGTAATGGGTAACACAGTTATAGACAGTAATAAAGCAGTAGTAATGGATAAGCCAGATCGTGACGGTGGGTTTATAACTGAAGTACCAGAACTAGAAGCTTTGATGGCAGGTAAAGCTACAGTTGAAACTGTTAGAGCTAGAAATGAAAAAGGTCACTATATTGCTGATGACCCTGATACACCTGAGAATGAAGCTTGGACAACTAAAGTAGTTAAAAAAGTTAAAGGCAAAAAGTGACAATACTATCAGACGCTAAATTTTTCTCAGCAGCTAAAGACCTTACTGCAACTTCGGGTGGGGCTAGTGGTAACGTTATATACACCTGTCCCAATAATTTTGTTAGTCTGATTAGATTTTTACATGTATCCAACGGTTCTGCTTCAACTAAGAAGTATAGTCTTCAGTGGTACGAAGCTTCAACAACAACGTATCATTTTATTATAGATGATCACAGTATTGCAGCTAATGGCTTAGAAGAAGTAATAGAAGGTGGGGCATATCTTGCCCTATCTGCAGGAGACAAGATTGTAGGTTTTGAAGAGTCTAGCTCAGACTTTCATGTAATACTTTCTGGAGAAGAACATTACCAACCTACATAACGGCTATTCCGTATTGTCTCTACTAACCTAGAGTTAGTTATGTATAACTATGTATGCCCAAAAAGACAGGGCTAACATAGGAGAATACATAATGATTAGACGAATATTTAATAGATTAGTAGAGGCAAGAGCAGAGTCAGCTAGACGTAAGATTGCACGTATGCAACTTCACAAAATGACTGACAGAGAACTACAAGACGTAGGTATAGTTAGGTGTGATATAGAAAGAGTTATACTAACAGGTAAGGCTCTTTGAAAAACACAATAAGTTCTTTAATGATACTAGGAGTTCTTTTGGAGGAGGCTCGTGGACCCAGTTACAATTATCGGTGGTGCAACCGTAGCCTTCAATGCGTTGAAGAAAGGCTTTCAGGTAGGTAAAGACCTACAAGATATGTCAGGACAGTTGACCCAATGGGCAGGTTGCATGAGTGATCTGTCTTATGCTGAACAGAAAAACAAGAACCCTCCTTGGTGGAAAGCACTAAATGGAGGGTCTGTTGAAGCAGAGGCTCTAGAAATATTTACAGCTAAAAGAAAAGCTGATGCAATGCGAAAAGAGCTAAAAGATTGGATCAGTTTTAGCATGGGACCATCTGCTTGGGATGAGCTTGTAGCTACTGAAGGTAAGATACGTAAGCAGAAGAAAGAACAAGAGTATCGCAAAGCAGAGATACAAGAAGCAATAGTTACTTGGACTCTTTCTATTTTAATAATACTAACTGGAGCAGGGATGCTAGGGTTTATAATTTACATGGTGGCATAATGTCTAGAAATCTAACAGAGAAACAACAGAAGTTCCTTGAAGTCTTATTTGACGGTGCAGGTGGTGATGTCGTACAAGCTAAGAAACTAGCTGGATATGGTGATAGTACTAGCACTACATCTATCGTAGAATCATTGAAAGACGAGATTGGTGATCGTACACGTAGTTACTTTGCACGTACAGCACCTAAAGCTGCTATGGCTATGGTGGGTGCGTTAAGCGATCCTACAGAACTAGGCATACGAGATAAGATGTCAGCAGCTAAAGACTTGCTTGATCGGGCAGGACTAGGTAAAGTAGAAAGAGTAGACGTATCGTCATCTAGTGGTGGCGTATTTATATTACCATCTAAAGAAGGAACAAACGAATAGCTAAATACCGTGAGTCATTAGGATATTGGGAATTACCTAAACCACATAAGGGTGCAGAAAAAGAGTGGCATATAATAGCTAGAGTAACTAGAACAGTACCATTTGGTTATGAAGTGCATCCTGACAATGATAAAATACTTCAGCCCGTAGTTACAGAGCTAGAAGCATTAGAACTTGCAAAGAAACACCTTATGCAGTACTCTTACAGAGAAGTAGCACTGTGGTTAACAAAACAAACAGGTAGATACATATCTGATACAGGGCTAAAGAAAAGAGTAGACATTGAGCGAAAACGTAAGAAAGCAGCTACAATTAAACGGAAGCTTGCCAAAAGGCTCGAAGAAACGTTACAAGAAATCAAAAAGCTTGAAGAAGAATGTATCGGAGCCTACACAAACACAGCCAACGAAGCAAGAGCCTGAATTAGAGATTGTAGCAGCAGAAGTCAAAGCACCTGAGTTTGACGTTGACATTGCACAAGACATCGTGTTTAAACCAAACCCAGGTCCACAGACAAACTTCCTATCCGCATCTGAAAGGGAAGTTTTGTACGGTGGGGCGGCTGGCGGTGGTAAGAGTTTTGCGATGCTGGCTGACCCACTTCACGGTTTAAATGACCCTAACTTTAGTGGTCTACTTGTCCGACATACTACGGAAGAACTTAGAGAACTTATACAGAAGAGTCAAGAACTTTACCCTAAAGCTATTCCTGGTATCAAGTGGTCAGAACGTAAGTCACAGTGGATTGCACCTAGAGGTGGTAGACTGTGGATGTCTTACTTAGATAAAGACATGGACGTGACACGATATCAAGGACAAGCGTTTAACTGGATTGGCTTTGACGAACTTACACAGTGGCCTACTCCTTACGCTTGGGATTACATGAGGTCACGACTTCGTTCAGCCTTTAGTTCACAACTAGGGCTTTACATGCGAGGCACTACAAACCCTGGCGGTAACGGACACCAGTGGGTCAAGAAAATGTTTATTGATCCTGCCCCACCAAATGACCCTTTTTGGGCAACTAATATTGAAACAGGAGACACGATAAAGTTTCCTAAAGGGCATAGTCGAGAAGGACAGCCCTTGTTTAGGCGCAGGTTCATACCTGCTAGTTTGTTTGATAATCCATATCTATCAGACAGTGGTGACTACGAAGCAATGCTACTATCACTGCCTGAGCATCAGAGAAAACAGTTGCTTGAAGGTAACTGGGATATTAACGAAGGAGCAGCATTTCCTGAGTTTGATAGAAGTATACATGTTGTAGAGCCATACACTATTCCTAAATCATGGGTTAGATTTAGAGCTTGCGACTATGGTTACGGCTCCTACACTGGAGTTTTATGGATCGCTGTTTCACCAAGTGAGCAATTGGTTGTCTATAGAGAGCTATATTGTTCTAAGGTTACAGCTACAGATTTAGCAGATATGATTATTGAAGCTGAATCAGAAGATGGTACTATGAGGTACGGTGTATTGGATTCATCCCTCTGGCATAAAAGAGGTGACACTGGCCCATCACTTGCAGAGCAGATGAACATGAAGGGATGCAGATGGCGTCCCTCTGATCGCTCTCGTGGTTCTAGGGTTGCTGGTAAGAACGAAATACATCGTAGGTTGCAGGTGGACGAGTTCACCGAAGAGCCTAGACTCGTGTTCTTTTCCACCTGCACGAATACTATAGCGCAAATCCCTGCGATTCCGCTAGACAAGAAAAACCCTGAAGATGTAGATACAAATTCTGAAGACCACTTGTATGACGCATTACGTTACGGTATAATGACTAGACCAAGAAGTTCTATATGGGATTTTAATCCTGCAACACAACGATCTGGCTTTCAAATGTCAGACCCTACCTTCGGATACTAAATATGAAATCATTTGTTGTTGTAATAAGTATGTGGGGTAACACAGGCACAGAATGGGTCTACACAGGTAACCAATATATAATGCAAGAATTATTTACTAAAGAGCAATGCCAACAAATAGTGCAAAGTTCTAATTGGGAAAAGTATGAACAGAATGAGTACTATGGTTTACAGTTTGATTGTTTTAATAAGGATGACCGATAATGGCAGAAATTGATGAAATGGCGTTTGAAACTGATGATGTGATAGCGGCAGAAGACACAGAAGATAAACTTTTTGAAAGTGTAAGCAGCATTGTTTCATTTGTAGGAGATCGATACAAACGTGCAGAAGATGCTCGATTGGGTGACGAAGACCGCTGGATGAGAGCCTACCGTAACTATAGAGGTATATATGGACCAGACGTTCAGTTTACTTCATCAGAAAAATCTAGGGTATTTGTAAAAGTAACTAAGACAAAAACACTAGCTGCTTATGGTCAGATAGTAGATGTATTGTTTGGTAATAATAAATTTCCTCTTTCTGTAGATCCATCCGTATTACCTGATGGTGTAGCTGAGTCAGTGCATATTAATTTAGACCCTAATGCAGACAAAGCAGCAGAAGAACTAAAGACCACGTTTACCACAGAAACAAACAAGCCCTACCTTATTACACCAGATACAAAATTAAAACCTGGCGAAACACTTTACGATTTAGAAAAGAAGATGGGTAGTGTAAGTGATAAGCTTTCATCTGTATCAGAAAAAGTAATTGAAGGTGATGGTACAACTCCTACTAGTGTAACGTTTCATCCTGCTATGGTAGCAGCTAAAAAGATGGAAAAGAAAATACATGATCAGTTACAGGAGTCGGGTGCAACAAAACATCTAAGGTCTATGGCATTTGAGATGGCCTTGTTAGGCACAGGTGTAATGAAAGGTCCGTTTGCAGTAGATAAAGAGTATCCTAACTGGGATGACAATGGTGACTATGACCCACTAACAAAAACTGTACCCTCTACTAATCACGTAAGTATATGGAACTTTTATCCTGATCCTGAAGCAACGTCTATGGATGATGCTGAGTACGTTATTGAAAGACATAAACTTTCTAGAAACCAACTACGTGCACTGAAAGACAGACCTTACTTTATTGAAGACTCGATTGAAGAAGCTGTATCTACTGGCTCAGATTATGTGCGTAAGCATTGGGAAATGAAGATGGAGGACGATGATAGTATTTCCACAGACAGTGAGCGTTGGGAAGTATTAGAGTTCTGGGGATACGTGGATAAAGAAGTACTAGAAGAGAATGGTATAAAGATACCTAAAGAACTACAAGACTTGTATGAGATAAGTGCTAACATCTGGACAGTAAACGGTAAAGTTATTCGATGTGTACTAAATCCATTTAAACCTGCACGTATACCTTATTATGCAGTACCGTTTGAGCATAACCCTTATTCCTTCTTTGGTGTAGGTATTGCAGAAAACATGGATGATACACAAACGTTGATGAATGGTTTTATGCGAATGGCTGTTGACAATGCTGTTCTTTCTGGTAATCTTCTTATTGAGATAGACGAAACCAATCTAGTACCAGGACAAGACATGAGCGTGCATCCTGGCAAAGTCTTTCGCAGACAAGGGGGTGCGCCTGGTCAAGCCATCTTTGGTACTAAGTTTCCAAACGTTGCAGGTGAAAACATGCAGCTATTTGATAAGGCAAGAGTATTAGCAGATGAATCAACTGGTTTCCCATCTTTCGCTCATGGTCAGACAGGCGTTAGTGGAGTTGGCCGTACTGCTTCTGGTATTTCTATGCTTATGTCTGCTGCCAACGGTAGCATTAGGACTGTTGTAAAGAATGTAGATGATTATCTTATATCACCTTTAGGTAAGGCTTTCTTTTCATTCAATATGCAATTTGACTTTGATGAAAGCATAAGAGGTGATTTAGAAATTAAAGCAAGTGGTACAGAAAGCTTAATGGCTAACGAAGTACGTAGTCAACGCTTGATGCAGTTCTTGCAGGTAGCACAGAATCCAGTTCTTGCTCCCTTTGCGAAAATGGATTACATTATTAGAGAGATTGCTAAGAGCATGGATCTAGACCCTGATAAAATTACTAACTCTATGCAGGACGCAGCTATACAAGCTGAGATAATGAAGGGTTTTCAACAACCTATGCAACCACCACCAATGCCACCTGAAGGTGCTCCAGCAGGTGCGGATGTTCAAGATCCAACAGGTGCAGGGGGAGGTAATATTGGTACAGGTGTAGTACCTGGTCCTGAAGAGCCAGGGTTTACTGGTAATGTCGCTTAAGTCTTTTGTAAATAATAAAAAAGAATGGGATGCATTCTGTGAAGAAGTAGACAACATGATTGTTGAACAGCAAAGACGCTTAGAACAATCTGATACAGCTATAGATCTACATCGTTGCCAAGGTGCAATAGGAATATTAAGAAGAATAAAATATATGAGGGAAAAGGTTAATGGCAGCAAATAAAAAAGAAGAAGATCAAATGATCATGGCTTTTATGGTGGACGATGGTAAGGATAAAGATCCTGTATCAGGTAATGATGTACCACCAGGTTCTTTAGCCAAAGAAGTAAGAGATGATATTCCTGCACAATTATCAGAAGGCGAGTATGTAGTACCTGCTGATGTTCTTCGTTTTTATGGTATGAAATTCTTTGAAGACTTACGAGAGAATGCTAAGATAGAGTTAGCTAGAATGGAAGCGGAGGGACGTATTGGTGGTCAACCTGTGGATGCAGCAGTAGGTGGCTACATGACAGGACAGCCTACTCAAGCGACAACACCTGATCCGTATGAACAGCAGAGGATGATGTATAGACAAGGAGCACCTGTTGCTATGGGTAATACAGGTTACGCACCAGGTGGTACTGTACAACTTAATCCTTTTGGAAACCCAATTAATAGCCCCTTCGTTAACAATACTAATACTGTTCCTGCAAACGTATCTAATACACCACAGACCCAGATAAAGGATGGTATTGTATACATGCCACCAGCTAGTAATTACGTAGGGTATAGTTTGTTTGGTTCTGCACCTAGTCTTACACCTTCATTTACTCCTGTAATTTTATATGGTCCTAATGGTGAAATAGTTACAGCTAATACTCAAGCAGAGTATGACAATTATATAAGCCAAGAATATACAACAACACAGACTATTACACCTGTTACAGAAGAAGATAAACCAGAAAAGAAAGACCCCGTTAGTCCAGCGTTAATGAAAAAAGTATTTGATAAAGAAGATGAAGAAAAAGCTGTAAATTTTACAGATGAAGCAAGTATTAAGAATGCAATAGGAGACTATCATTCCGCTTCACCACTTCAAAGCGCATTACTTACTGGATCGGTTAATCCTGTTTTAGGTTTTTTAACTTATTTTGCAGGTGATAAATCTCAAGAAAAACAAAAGAATTTTCTATTAGATGGTATAAATAAACAAATTAATGAGAGCAATGATCAGACTGAAAAAGAAAGACTAGAAGTATTAAGACAAGAACTTTTAAGTAAAGAAAAATATGAAGACTCAATAAATGAAAAAAGTAAAGAATTAGGTTTATTTGATGGTTTTCTTGATAAACTTAAAGGTAGCTTAACAAACGAAGATATTGACTTAGTTAAAGAGAAGTATGGAAATTCTTCAGAAAATGCGTCTAATGCATGGCAAGACGCAACAGCTCTTAAAAATTCATTACATCCTAGCGATGATCCTATAGCTTATCATAAAGCAATTAAATTACAATCAGAAGCTAGTAGGGCATTTACTGCTTTAAAAAGAGAGGAAACAGGATTTGGTACAGATGATTACAAAGGACCAAGTCCTGCACCAGATCCTACATCATTTGGCAGTAATCAAGATCAAGATGACTAATTCCATATAACAATAAGGATACCCAGCTTCGGCTGGCCCCATCATAAGGAGAAACAAAATGGTAGAACAAACAGCAGCAGCAACAGAAGAAGCAAAGCCTATAGTGATAGACTCTGCAGCACATCGTAGAAATGCAGAACGTGCTAAACGTGATGAAGAAGAGCTAAAGCAACTTTTAGAGGAACACACAGGTGACTCAGAACAGGAAGAAGAATCCAGTAGCGAAGCTGTTAAGGACACCAAAGTTCAGGCAGAGAGTAGTTCAGAACAAAAAGAAGAACCAAAAGCTGAAGCACAAGAAGAAGCTGCAGACGATGACTTAAGTGCAGAAGAAAAAACATTTAAGCAACGCTATGCTGACATCCAACGTTTCATGCAGGACAAAGCTGAAGAGCACAAGAAAGAAATAGAAAAGCTAAAAGGTCAGCTAGACTCAGCAGCTAAGAATGAACTTGTTCTCCCTAAGAGTGATAAAGAGATAGAAGCTTGGTCTAAAAAGTATCCTGATGTAGCAGGTATAGTAGAGGCCATAGCAGATAAGAAAGCACAAGAGCGTTCACTAGATATAGATAAACGTTTGAAAGAAGTAGAAGAGTTACGTGTAAATGCTAAACGTGAAAAGGCTGAGGCTGAGTTACTAAGTATACACCCTGACTTCCAAGAGATACGTGCTGATGATGAGTTTCATGGATGGGCTAAAGCTCAACCTAAGTGGGTGCAAGATGCACTTTATGAGAATGTTGATGATGCTAAATCTGTAGCAAGAGTAATCGACTTGTATAAAGCAGATAATAACATCACTACAAAGAAACGTGATACTAGTGATAAAGACGCAGCTAAGGCTGTAAAAGCTCGTGTCCGTAATACACCTGAGACTGATGAAAGTAAAACATACCTTCGTGAATCTGAGGTTAAGAAGATGTCCACTAGGGAATACGAAAAGCATTCAGATGAAATTATGGAAGCTATCCGTAGTGGTAAGTTTATTTATGATTTGTCTAAATAATTGCTTGACAACTAAAAAATCATAAGTATAACTATTAACATGATAAGAGTGACTTATATGTTACTCTATCGTGACTAACACTAAGCCACAATAAGAACTACCCTGCAATATAGGCCCAACGCTATGAAGTCGGCCAACTGATTAGCATGTTGATACCCTAATATGAACGGCCTCTTTGGTGGATATGATGTGTACATTTTAACATAGCCATATCTATATAAGGAGAAACACAATGGCTTTCGCAACCGCAGCAGGTTATGGCAATTTACCTAATGGTAATTTTTCGCCAATAATCTATTCCAAGCAGGTACAACTTGCGTTCCGCAAGAGTGCCGTAGCTAATGCGATCACAAACTCTGATTATTTTGGGGAGATCGCAAACCAAGGTGATACTGTGAAAATTATTAAGGAGCCGGAAATTTCCGTGTCCTCATACTCTCGCGGTACACAAATCTCAGCACAAGATCTTGATGACGAAGAGTTTCAATTGACTGTTGATAAAGCTAACTACTTTGCTTTTAAGATGGACGATATTGAAGAAGCTCATAGTCATGTAGATTTTATGCAACTTGCAACAGATCGTGCAGCATACAGACTTGCTGATCAGATGGACCAAGAAGTTCTAGGCTATCTGTCAGGCTTTAAACAGTCTGCGTTACACGCAAATGCAGGTACAGCTAATGACGTGGTAAACGGCACTAAAGCTGTATCAACTGCAGGTTCAGACGAACTTCTTTCTTCTATGAAGCTAAAGAAGGGTTCCTTTGGAAACATCACTACAGGTTCTGCCGATGATCACTCAATTCCATTGAAACCACGTTTAGGTGGCGCAACTGCTGCCGATACTGCAACAGCAACCCCATTACAAGTTATTGCTCGTATGGGACGCCTTTTAGATCAACAACAAGTTGATACAAGAGGTAGATGGCTAGTTGTTGACCCTGTGTTTGTAGAACTACTCAAAGATGAAGACTCACGCATGTTAAATGCTGACTTCGGTGGAGCAGGACTACAAAACGGTTTGGTATTGAATAACATTCACGGTTTCCGTATGTATACTTCATCAAACCTTCCTTCAGTTGGAACAGGTCCAGGTACAACAGGTACAGCTAACCAAAACAGTAACTTTGGTGTAATCGTAGCTGGTCACGACTCTTCAGTAGCAACTGCAGAGCAAATCAACAAAGTTGAAACTTATCGTGATCCAGACTCATTCAGTGACATCGTTCGCGGAATGCACCTATATGGTAGGAAGATTCTTCGTCCAGAAGCAATCGTTACTGCCAAGTACAACGCAGCGTAAGGGGGGATTGAATAATGGCTACTTATGACATGACTTCAAAAGCCACTGTTGGTGTCAGTTCAGACAGCAGTGCAACAGCTACCTCTCGCCATCAAGCAATGGGAATGTACATGCGTGAAGCACGTCTTGACATTGCTAAGTTGGTTGCAGCAGGGTACTCAAACGCAGATGGAGACATCTTCCAACTTCTAGAAATACCAGCAAATACATTAGTAGTGTTTGCAGGTGCTGAAGTTGAAACTGCTTTCAATGGCACATCGCCAACTGTAGATATTGATTTTGCAGCAGGTGATGATATCGTTGATGGTGGTGACGTTTCTTCCGCTGGCTTCTTAGCTTCAGGAACAAACGGTCAGGCTATGGTTGTGGGAACAGGCTCTGCCTCAACTTTCACACAGCACGTAACAGCTACAGACACAATTGACGTTAAGTTGATTGCAGGTTCTGCAGATGTTACATCTGGTATTCTACGTGTTATGGCATGTTGCATTGACACAGGTGCTAGAGGTGGACGTGCTCCTGATGAAGTAGATAGAGATCTACTTGCGTAATATAACTTAAAAGTGGGGGGCTGGGAAACTAGCCCCTCTACGTACATCTAAAGGGCATCAATATGGCTACATATATTACACTTGTTAATGAACTACTACGTAGATTAAATGAGGTTAGTCTAGATACTGCAGGTGATGGATTTACAACTGTACGTAATGTTCACGCTTTAGCTAAAGATGCAATTAATAATAGTATTAGACTCATTGTACAAACAGGACAAGAGTTTCCTTTTTTAAAAACAACAGAAACACAAACACTTGCTGCAGGTACTAGGCAGTATAGTTTTCCTACTGATTACTCCAGCACAGATTGGGATACGTTTTATCTTAAAAAATTAACTTCTAAAGATAATGCCCCTGTAAGATTAAAGCCAATCAGTTATGATGACTATATTCAAAACCACAGAAACATTGATGATACAGGTGACCAAACAAATGGAGATGGTGCTCCAATATATGTATATCAAACACTAGAAGAAAAGTTTGGTGTTACTCCTGTGCCAGATGCAGCCTACCAAGTAGAGTACATCTATTGGTCTTTCCCCAGTGACTTAACTAACTTTAATGATACTTCAGTTATACCTGATAGGTTTAACCACGTTGTTATTGATGGCGCTATGATGTTTATGATGCGCTTTCGTAGTAACGAACAAAGTGCTGCTATGCATCAAAATAACTTTGATCTTGGCATAAAGCAGATGCGTAGAGTTCTAGTTGATGATCCCCTTATTGTAAGATCCACAGTAATAACAAGATCAAATACAAGTACATTTGGGAGATTTATTTAACAATGGCAGATAATCTAGCCTCGTTTCAAGTATTCTGTCAAGGCGGCTTAAACACAAGTAGAGATGTCCTTTCTCAAGGTCAAACTCAACCTGGTTCAGCTATAACTTTACTTAACTATGAACCTGCTGTTACTGGTGGCTATAGAAAAATTAGTGGGTTCTCAAATGATTTTGGATCAGTTACAGGAACAGGAAGTGTTCTTGGTGTATGTGTTGCTAATGGAATAAATCAAGGTATATTAGCTTGTAGGACACCTTCATCTGGTAATAACTATTTACATCATTGGAGCTTTTATTACACTTTTACGGTAGCATCTGATGCTAATTTAACTGTCGGTCAAACTATATCAGAAAGAGAAACTGCAGGTGATTCTAGTACAGCAACTACTGTAACAGGAACACTTATATCTAAAAGCTCTAATACAATAGTAGTAGACTTTGGTAAAGTTCCAGGCACATCTATTTTTACAAATGGTAATGCTATATCAGATGATAGCTTTAGTACTAGCACTACTTTAACTTCTGTACCTGCTAAAGTAGGATGGGCTGCTGTAACGACTTCTGGATCTCCTACAATGACTGGCGTATCTAAAGTTAGATTTAGTAGGTATAATTTTGGTAGTCCAAAGGTACTTCTTACAGATGGTGTAAATCCTGCAGCAACTTATGATGGCAGCACGTATACACAGATAACACATGCTAATGCCCCTGATGATCCCAAGTTCTCTGCTATTTTCCAAAATCATTTATTCTTAGCAGGTGACCCAAACGAAGAAACAAACCTATACTTCAGCGCACCCTATGCAGAAACAGATTTTAGTACAGCTAATGGATCTGGTGTAATAAACGTAGGGTTTCCTGTAGTAGCAATAAAGACCTTTCGTGATGCTTTGTATATTTTTGGCAGTAACAACATTCGTAAGCTTATTGGCAATAATATTTCTAACTTTGTTTTAGAAACTGTTACTGATGATCTAGGATGTTTAGCTACAGATAGTGTTATAGAAATTGGTGGCGATTTATTATTTCTATCTCAAGATGGATTACGTCCAATTTCAGGCACAGATAAAATAGGTGACGTTAATTTAGAAACTGTATCAAAAGACGTACAGTCTATCTTTACAGACATCGTATTTAATATAGACTTAGAAGGTCTTAACGCTGTTGTAATAAGACAAAAAACACAGTTTAGGTATTTCTTTGCTGCCTCTGATTCTCAAGGTATTATAGGAGGCTTCAGACAAACACCTAACGGTTTACAATTTGAATACAGTCAGATGCTAGGTATAAGAGCTACCTGTTCTGATAGCGGCTACATAGGACAAGATGAGTTTGTATTACATGGTGATAGCTCAGGTAAAGTCCATAGACAAGAACAAGGTAATGATTTTGATGGAGAAAATATATTAAGTATATTTCAAACCCCTTTTTACTATATGCAAGACCCAGAGCAACGCAAGATTTTTTACACTGTGGCTACATATTTACGTTCTGAAGGGGATAATGAAATAGCTATGTCTGCTGTTTATGATTATGAAGATGTAGCTACACTTAACCCAACTAACTTTACGTTATCAACAGCAGGTGCGGCTGCTTACTATAATGAAGCTATATACAATAGCACCGCAATATTTGATGGTAATCCATCACCAGTACAAAGAACTAACATATCAGGATCAGGTAAATCAGCATCTTTCAGATACGTAACTAATGACTCAGATGCATCACACAGTATTCAAGGTTTAGTGATTACATTTGGAGTAGGAGACAGGTTGTAACATGGCAGGTTATTCAAGACAATCAGCAGCAGATATTATCGCTAATGCGGTTATTAAAGCTGCACCAGTAAACGCAGAATATAATGCAATAAGAGATGCATTTGCTTTTGCAAGTGGGCATAAACATGACGGTAGTTCTACTGAAGGTGCGTATGTACCACTAATAGCTGATACAGATGCGTTAAACAAAGTTGTAATAGACACTAGTAATAACCGCATAGGTTTTTTTACTGAAGTATCATCTGCTGCAGTAGAGCAATTACGTATTCAAGATGGTGCTATTGTTCCTGTAACTGATAACGATATAGACCTTGGTACATCTAGTTTAGAATTTAAAGATTTATATATTGATGGTGTTGGTTATTTTGACTCTGTAGATATTGATGGAGGTGCAATAGATGGCGCTGTAATAGGTGGCTCTAGTGCAGCAGCAGGTAGCTTTACTACAATGGCAGCATCAAGTAATGCTACGGTAGGAGGCACTCTTGGCGTTACAGGTAATGTTACTATGGGCGGCACACTTGCTGTAACTGGTACGTCTAGCTTTACAGGAGCAGCAACTCTTACATCTGTTGATATTAATTCAGGAGCAATGGATAATACTACCATTGGTAGTTCTACTGCAGCAGCAGGTAGCTTTACCACTTTAAGTGCTTCAGGAACTTCTACATTAACTACTGTTGATATTAACGGTGGAGCAATAGATGGTGTTACTATTGGAGGTTCTTCTGCAGGTGCAGGTACATTTACAGACCTAACAAGCTCAGGAACCTCGACACATGCCACAGTAGATATTAATGGCGGTGCTATTGATGGTACAACAATTGGTGCTTCTAGTGCAGCAGCAGGTAGTTTTACAACTGTTTCTACATCTGGTCAAGCAACACTAACTACTGTTGATATTAATGGTGGTACTATTGATGGTGCTGTTATTGGAGGCAGCACAGCAGCAGCCATAACAGGTACAACTATTACAGCAAGCTCTGGTTTTGTCGGAGATTTGACAGGTAATATTACAGGGGATATAGACGGTAACATTACAGGAAACATTACTGGTAATGTGACAGGTAACGTAACTGCAGGTTCTGGTACATCTACATTTAACAATGTCACAGTCAACGGAACACTAGACGTTACAGGTACAACGATCGCTAACGTTACAGATCCTAGTAATGCACAGGATGCTGCCACAAAAAATTATGTCGATACAGAAGTAGCTGGGCTTGTTGACTCTGCTCCAGGTACACTAAACACACTAAACGAACTAGCTGCTGCTCTAGGTGACGATGCAGATTTTTCTACAACTATTACAAATAGTATAGCTACCAAGCTACCGCTTGCAGGTGGTACAATGTCTGGTGCTATTGCCATGGGTACATCTAAAATTACAGGCTTGGGTGACCCAACATCAGATCAAGATGCAGCAACTAAAAAGTATACAACAGATACCTTTTTACCATTAGCAGGTGGAACCCTGACAGGTGCAGTAGCAGCAGGTAGTAACAAGATTACTGCTACCTATACGCCTAGTGCTAATGCTGATCTCACAACGAAAACATACGTAGATGGTATACTTGGTTCAGCTACTGCAGCTTCTACCTCAGCATCTGCTGCTGCTAGTTCTGCAACTGCTAGTGCCTCAAGTGCCACTGCAGCCGCAAGTAGTGCAACAGCAGCAGCTTCTAGCGCAACATCTGCAGCCGCCAGTTTTGATTTATTTGATGACAGGTTTCTTGGTGCTAAATCTTCAGCGCCCTCTACAGACAACGATGGGGATTCTTTAGTTGTTGGAACTTTGTACTTTAATACTAGCACAAATTCTATGCAGGTTTTTGGTTCTGGTGGATTTCAAAATGCAGGTAGCTCAGTCAATGGAACCTCAAATCGTAACACTTATACAGCTACTGCAGGTCAAACTACCTTTGCAGCTACATACGATTCAGGCTTTGTAGATGTCTATCTTAATGGTGTAAAACTACTAGCAGGTACAGACTTTACTGCTACATCAGGTACTTCAATTGTATTAGCCTCTGGTGCTGCAGTAAATGATATAGTAGACATTGTAGCCTATGGTACGTTTAGTTTATCAACTCATTACACTAAAACAGAAGCTGATGCTAGGTACTTATTAGAGTCAAACAATTTATCTGATTTAACTAGTGCTGCTACAGCTATTACTAATTTAGGTATTACCTCAACTGCTGCTGAACTTAACATACTAGATGGTGTAACATCTACTGCTGCAGAGTTAAACATACTAGATGGCGTAACAGCAACTACTACTGAGTTAAATTATGTAGATGGTGTAACATCTGCAATACAAACTCAGATAGACGCTAAACAACCTTACCACACTATAGCGGTTACTGTTCAAAACGTTGGTGGTGCTAACAAGTACTTTCTTGATGGAGCGCAACAGCAGACTGCACTACTACAAAAGTCTGTGACTATAAGATTTGATCAAAGTGACAGCAGTAACTCAGGACACCCACTACGACTAAGTGCAACTTCAAACGGTACTCATGGTGGTGGTAGTGCATTTACTACAGGTGTAACAGCAGTAGGTACTCCAGGTTCTGCAGGAGCTTACACACAGGTAACTCTTGAGCAAGATGCACCAGATGTTTTGTACTACTACTGCACCAACCACTCAGCTATGGGCGCAACTGTATATAGCGGAAAAGACTTTAGTACACTAACATCTACAGTAGCTGAGTTAAACATTTTAGATGGGGTTACATCTACAGCAGCAGAGCTTAATATTCTTGATGGTGTTACATCTACAACAGCAGAGTTAAATATACTTGATGGTGTTACCTCAACTGCAGCAGAATTAAATATTTTAGATGGTGTAACAGCAACTGCTACCGAACTAAATATACTTGACGGTGTAACATCCACTACAGCAGAGTTAAATATATTAGATGGAGTAACAGCTACAGCAACAGAATTGAATTTGCTAGATGGCGTTACTGCTACAACTACAGAATTAAACTATGTTGATGGGGTAACATCTGCAATACAAACACAATTAGATGCTAAAGCTCCTACTGCATCCCCAACTTTTAGTGGCACTGTAAGTGACGGTGATGGTAAAATAAGAGCTATTCCTCAGTCTGGTTCTGATAAAACATCTAGTTACAGTTTAGTTGCTGGTGATGTAGGAAACTTTATAGGTATTGGATCAGGTGGATCAATAACCGTTCCAAACAGCACCTTTGCAGCAGGAGATGCAGTTTCTATATTTAACAATACATCTGGTGATCGTACTATTACTTTATCTATCTCAACTGCTTACATTGCAGGTGAAGACTCTGATAAAAATAGTGTGACGCTTGCAACTAGAGGCGTATGTACGATTCTATTTATAAGTGGAACTGTCTGCGTAGTAACAGGGAATGTAAGCTAATGTCAGGCGCTATGATGCTTATGTTAGGTGCATCGGGTGGCGGTGCAGGGGGATTTATACTAGAGTATAACTCTAGCACTGCTTGGGGTGCTGGGTCACCAGTTCTTTCAGCAGATGGCACAGATAGTGGAAATATGTATGTCGCTATGGGATCAGGTACTAGCGCAGATGGGGCAGTTATTGTTAAGTTTGATAAAAGCGGCACTGTTTTAGCTGACAAAAGAGTTTCCTCAAGCACTTATTATTCATACTATCCTACAATGGCAGTTGATAGCAGTGAAAATCTTTATCTATGTACTAGGCAAGATATTAGCAGCCAATCAAGAATAGGGCTGATTAAATTAAATTCAAGTTTAGCTGAACAAGAGGAGGCTTATTACTCCTACTCAAATGAAAATACTGGTAGTTATCATAGTATAACAGCTAGTGGTAGTAACGTTTATATAAATACATATTTTGATCTATCGTCAGGAAAAAGACCTACTGGATTTGTATTAAACGGAAGCAATTTGAACGTAAGCTCTGGCCATGCGTATCATGGTGTAGACAGTAATGCACATCGTGTCTTAAAAGTATTTTCTAATAATATTTATGTTGGTGGTAACTTTCGTATGGGAACGTCAGGCGATAGATTTACTGTAATGAAGTTTGGTTCTGATTTTTCAAGCGTTGCACTTTCTGTTGCGTATCAAGATAAAATTGGTTACTGCAACGATTTAGACGTAGATAGCTCTGGCAACATTTACGCAATTGGTTTTTGTGAACTTGGGTATCCAAATACAAGAGATAATCTTGTTACTAAATTAAACTCATCGGGATCAGCACAGTGGCGTAAATCTATAAGGTTACAAGGTGACAACAACACAAATGGCTTTATAAGTGGTCAGTCTACGCAGACAGGTATTGCTATTAAAAAAACATCGCAGGGTATAGTTACTATTCACGAAGATAATAAAAACGTAAATGGAACAAACAACGACATTAACATTTCTTTATTGTCCGATAGTAATGGTGGACTTTCAGAAAGTTACGGTATTACTTGCACAAGTTCAAACTGGCAACAGTCATTAACATTAACAGGTGCAGGAGCTTTAATAACTGATACTCACGTTTATCATCACGCAAAAGCTAACGGTAAAAACTACATTCTTAAACTTCCTATAAAAGATGGTTCAGACATTTATGGTGACTACACTCTTAATAGCGTAAATTTTACTATTGGAGGTAATAGTGCTGCAGATGTAGACGCTGAAGATAAAGACTTCTACTCTGCTACCACATCACCAGAAAGTAGGACAGTTAGTAAATCAAGTCAATCTAATTGGTCTACAAGTTCACCAAGTGTAACACCTAATAAATTAGATATATGAGTAGGATAAAATAAAACCATAACATAAAGGAGAATGGTACAATGGGAAAAGATAAAAAGACCCCAATTACTATCAACGACAAAGAGTATATCGTAGAGGATATGACTCCAGAACAGCAAACAATGGTAAACCATATTGCTGACTTAGGTAGAAAATTAAATACAGCACAATTTAATATAGACCAACTAAGAGTTGGAAGAGATGCGTTTATAAATTTACTCTCTGCAAAACTAGCAGAGGAAGAAAAGGGATAGGATAGATGACTAGAGCAAGAGACTTAGCCGACTATATTTCAACAGGTGTTAGTGACACTGAGCTTGATGTATTAGACGGTGTTACTGCAGGAACTATAACAGCTTCAAAAGCTGTAGTTGCGGATAGCAATAAAGACGTTTCTAGCTTTAGAAATGTAACTCTTACAGGAGAGTTAGATGCTGCTACGTTAGACATATCAGGTGATGCTGATATTGATGGTACACTAGAAGCAGATGGTTTATCTATTAACGGAACTGCTGTCACTTCAACTGCAGCAGAGTTAAATATACTTGATGGTGTAACAGCAACTGCAGCAGAACTTAACATTCTAGATGGCGTAACTTCTACAGCAGCAGAGTTAAATATACTAGATGGCGTTACTGCTACAGCAACAGAACTTAACATACTAGATGGTGTAACATCCACTACAGCAGAGTTAAATATATTAGATGGAGTAACAGCTACAACTGCTGAACTAAATCACGTAGACGGTGTAACATCTGCGATACAAACTCAGATAGATACAAAAGCTGCTATTGCAGGACCAACATTTACTGGAACTTTAGCTGCACCAACAATTAATGCTAGTACTGCATTACAAATAGGTGGAGTAGCAATTACTTCAACTGCAGCAGAACTTAACATACTTGACGGTGTTACCTCTACTGCAGCAGAACTTAACATACTTGACGGTGTTACCTCTACTGCAGCGGAGCTTAACATACTCGATGGTGTTACTTCAACTGCTGCTGAATTAAATATTTTAGACGGTGTAACAGCAACTGCAGCAGAACTTAACTATGTAGATATTGCTACGTTAGGTACAAGTGCAGCAAGTAAAGCTGTTAGTGCTGATGCTAATGGTAATATAAAACTTAGTGAAGAAGTCCAAGCTAAAGTTTACTTAGAGACTGTGGTTGCATTATCTGCAGGTTCATCTGTAACTTTAGATTTAGCTACAGGAAACTTTTTTACATTAACCACAAATCAAAACACTACGTTTGTATTTAATTATGGTAATATTCAATTAACAACTAATGACGTTCATGGCTTTGTGTTAAAGGTTACTGCAGGAGGCACACACAGTTTAACGTGGCCTAACACAGTAGATTGGCCTGGAGGTAGCGCACCAGATGCACCTGCTTCAGGAGAGACTGATGTTTTTGCTTTTATTTCACATGATGGTGGCAGCAACTGGTATGGTTTTCGTGCAGGAGATGCAGTAGGATGAGTTATAACAGCACAATTATTGCTGCTGCTGCAGGTGGTGCAGGTGGAGGAGGTCCAGGTAGTTTATTTTATGTAAATTTATCAGGGTCATCTGGCATTTGGGGAGATGCAGAAAAATGCACAAATGTGGCTGTAGACAGTAACTATAATGTGTATTCTTTATGGGATATTACAAGCAGTAGTTCTGGTGCTAATGGACTAGCTGCACATGATTCTGATGGAAATCTTTTATGGGATGTAGGGCATAGTTATGGAACGAGCAGTAGTGAGTCTGCTCATGGTTTAGTAATAGACTCTCAAGACAGGTTACATGTTTTAACTAAAGATACTACTAGTGGTTTTCATTTAGCGTGTATAGATACTTCAGATGGCTCAACAAATTATAGTAGAGGTATAAGACATCCTAGCTATAGTAGCCCTGGATTTAGAAACATTGTAACACACGAAGCAAGGTTTTTAGGTATTGACGATCAAGATGATTTATGGGTAATCGGAGGGTTAGTCCACACTAACAAAGTTGCTATTATGCAATTTACTCCTGGTAATAGTAGTTACACAGAAGGGGAAGCTAGAGAAATACAAAGTCAAGGATCTTCTAGTGCTTATGCAAGAGGTCTTTGTATAGGTGGTGCTCAACAAAATAATAATCAAGGTTGTTATTGGGTGGGTGCATCTAAAGGCCGTACCATTGCAGGGTATCTAAATGGAGCAGGTGAGCATTTTAATAAATCTAAATGGTTAAGCGATGAAAGTATGAGGCCATTAATGTGTGGTCAAAATCAGACTCAGGCTCTACACATACTAACCAGTGATTCTTCTTTAAAATTTGGTGTTTATGGCTCTAACTTTACTACCAATAATTTTTTTAAGTCTTATACTAAAAACTCTTCTTACGTAAATAGATTTGGTCAAATTTCTGGCGGTGCTGCTGCTGATCGTAGTCCCAGTGGTAGTGCTACAGATGAGCATTATTTTCATTCCTTTACCACTGAAAATACTAGTGGTCATTGGATGACAACTGTAATTCATTATAATAATTCAGGAACACATCAATGGACTAGGAATTTTAGGATTCAAAATTCAGATACAAGAGCAGGAATGATTCAAGTTGACCCAAAAGCAGACGGGCATATTTATATATGTATGCAACAAGGTTACATTAAATATCCTAGAGATGGTTCAGTAACAGGTACTTTTACTATTAATAACAGTGGCGGCACTTTTTCAATAGATAGTAATGCTAGTGTTAGTATTAGTGGTGCTGGTACTTATAATTTTAACAGTGCTAGTTATTCTAATGGTGACACTTTTAATCCTGCTACTCATGGCACGTCAGCCGATATGTCTGCAATATCAGGAAACCCTAACGTAGTTAAAGAATACGATTCTTAAAGGAAAAAATAATGGTTTTATGTGTAAAAATAAAAGATGGTAAAATAGAAAAGTATCCCTATAGTAAAGCTAGTTTAAAAGCAGAAAATCCAGATACTTCTTTCCCTTTAAATATTAGTGATGAGTTAGCTGAAAGTTATGGAGTTTATCCTGTAAACTACGTAGCAGAACCTAGTCACGATATAAGAACTAAAAAGATTATTCAAGATACAGAACCTTCTTTAGTAGATGGTACATGGACTGTAGATTGGACTATTGTTGATAGGACAACAGAAGAAATAGCTACTTATGACTCTGATCATGCAATTACTCAAAGAGGTATTAGAAACGGATTGTTATCAGATACAGACATCTATGGTCTAACAGACGTAACCATGACTGATGAAATGAAAACCTATAGACAGTCTTTACGGGATTTGCCAACGCATGAAAACTGGCCTAACTTAGAAGACTCTGATTGGCCTACAAAACCTTGACAAATAAGGATTTATAAGTTTAACTATGAGTGACATTAAGCTAACCCCAGAAGAATTAGAAGAGATGTTGGACAACGCAGCTAGGCGAGGTGCTAAAGAGGCACTACGTTCTATTGGTCTGCTTGATGACGATGCACAAAAAGATATACTAGAAATGCGTAACTTGATAGAAGCATGGAGAGATACACGTAGATCAATATGGTCTACTGTAGTAAAATTAGCTACCGTTGGAGTCCTGACATTTATTGCAGGTGCGGTATGGATGACAATGGGTAAGTAAGGAACAAAACATGACGATGACAAATAATGGTGTAGAGTATACAGAAGCTGACGTTATAGCTCTTGCAGATACTGTTTATGCTGCTCAGACTACGGGTGTATCAGAGGATGTAATGAATGCTGCAAAAATAGCGGTAGGCATTGATCCAAATACCACATTTGATGAGTTTGGAATGGACCCTGCAGGTACTTTCTTACGTGATTTTGGTTATCTCCAAGGTCAATCCGCTACATTTTATAATAATCAAAGTTTAACACAGGCTCCTAAAGATGAAGGATTAGCTGCACATCATTCTGCTGTGCAAACTGCTGTTAATGAATTTGGATACTTAGAGAGCACTCCAGAAAACCTAGAAAAGTACGCAGGTAAAATTGACCCCTCTACAATAACAGAAGATAATCCAGACGGCTTTGAATATAAATTTATGGTTAATGATAATATTGCTAATCAGGAACTTATAAATAACCATGTACAACAGAATAACGTACCTACGATTGCAAACCTAGAAAACCTTTCTAACTATGATTCAAAGCTAGGTGAAACTTATGAAGAAACAGAATTAAGATCTCAAGGTTTTCGTGGTGGTAAACCTATATTACAAAACTCTTTACAATGGGCTATGTCTCAATTTGATAAAAAGAAGAAGCCACCACTAAAAGAGGGAACTAACTTTTCTACCACGTCAGGTGCTGGTATAATGCCAGGTTATGCTGATGTAACACCCCCTGTAGGTGGGTATGTTACTCCTGCTGCTAATGTACCAGATTCTTACAGAGAGTTTGTACCTGCAGCAGGTCCAGCAAATATAACACCTACTTCAGGTACTCAAGCTATGAATGTGCCAGGTTATCAAAACTTATTCACAAATCAAGTAGGACAGTTTGTAGACAGGGCAGATGCACAACAAGCTTATTATCAACCTCAGACTATGTACGAAAAAATACAGCAGGGTGGCACTGCGCCAGGTCAGATTGAAACACGTTTATTTCGTAACGCTCAAGGTATGTCAATGTACATCACCTTTATAGGAGGAGTACCTCAACAGTATATACCACCTGGATATGTTGAGGTAACTGATCAAACTACACCAATACAAACCCCTCAAGTTCCTCAGCAAGATTCTGCTCAAGCTTCTCAGGATGCTGCTCAGTCTGGAGGATCGGGAATAGCTCAACTAAAAGCAGGGATGCTGGGTGGAACTAACAAATTGCTTGATATGTTAGGTCAGTATAATAAAGGTGGTGCAGTTAGAGGGTATGCGCCAGGAGGGGGCGTGGGAGGTTTACAGTATAGCGGAGCAGCGCCTGTAACTATAGGTACAACCACTGTAGGTCAGCCAACGTCGGAAATGGCAGATGCTCTAGTGGCAGGACAACAAAACATGCTACTAAATGCTTATCTTAATCAGGCAGGAAATGTAGCAGCAACACCTGTAGCTACGATGCAGCCAGAGCAAATAGCAGGTAGTGTTGTAGAGTCTACTGCAGGTCAAGCTATACCTGTAGCTCCTATTGTAACTACTCCTGCACAAGTAGGTCAAGTATTACAGGCAGACCCAGTAACTAAAACAACTACACCTGCAGGTTCTATGACTGCACAAACTGCTGTAGGAGATGTAAAAACAGAGACAGCTAAATTAACAGGTGTAACAGGCGATCCTACAAAAACAATAACCGCACAGACACAGGATGAATCATCTCTTGATGACGTTAAAGCTGCACAAGGTACTTTTATAAAAATAAATGGACCTGAAGGAAGACAGATACAAACTGATCCTGTTACAGGTGTAAGCGAAATAATATCTGGTGCTGCTAATGCCCACACTGCTGCTGCATTTTCTGAAGCAGTACAACACGCAGAAGCTACACCAAGTAAACAAGCAACAGTTGCAGGTCAGCTAGAAAAACTAATGGCTGACTTTGAGGGTGGTGAGACACCTGCTTGGGCTGCTGGATCTATGCGTACCGCAATGGCTACACTCTCTGCTCGTGGTTTAGGTGCGTCTAGTCTAGCAGGTCAAGCTGTCATACAAGCTGCAATGGAGTCTGCATTACCTATTGCACAAATGGATGCTCAGACTATGGCACAGTTTGAAGCACAGAACTTATCAAACAGACAACAAAGAGCTATGCTTGCAGCACAACAACGTGCTACATTTATAGGTCAAGAGTTTGATCAAGCATTCCAAGCTCGTGTGCAAAACGCAGCAAAGATTGCAGACATAGCTAATATGAACTTCACTGCTGATCAACAGATAGCTCTAGAAGATTCTCGTGCTGCAAATACTATGGAACTAGGTAACCTATCTAATAATCAAGCTGTAGTTATGGCAGAAGCTGCTGCACTAGCTAATCTAGATATGGCTAATCTAAACAATAGACAACAGGCTGAAGTACAGAATGCACAGAACTTCTTACAGATGGATATGTCTAACCTTTCTAACCTACAACAAGCTGCTATGTTTAAATCTCAACAGAATGTACAAGCTTTGTTTACAGATCAAGCAGCAGAAAATGCAGCAGAGCAATTTAATGCTACAAGCGAAAATCAAACACAACAGTTTTTTAATAACCTAGCATCTCAAACAAATCAGTTTAATGCTTCTCAAGCTAACGCTATGCAACAGTTTAATGTAAATGAAGCTAATGCTTTGCTAGAGTTTAACGCTGATCTACAGTCTGCTCGTGAAATGTTTAATGCACAGAACTATTTAACTGTGGCACAAGCTAACGCTCAGTGGAGACAATCTGTTCAGACCATGAACACAGCAGCAATTAACGCTTCAAACATGGAGTATGCTAAACAAGTAAATAATATATCTCAAGCAGCACTAGATACAATATGGCAACGGGATAGGGATATAATGGATTACGCATGGAGATCCGCTGAAAGTTCTCTTGATAGACAAAAAAGCATTTTGATCGCGGAGATGCAAGCTCAGGCTCAGGTTGATCAAGCTAAAGGTAGCGCCTTTGGTAAATTATTAAGTATAGGTGGTAACTATTTAATGGCTGCATTGTTTCCAAACCAAGCAGCAGCCATAGCAGCAGCGGCTAGTTAAGGGTATAATTATGTTTGATAAAATGAATAACAGAGATACGCGAACTCCAGAAGAGATAAGGGAGTATCTTAGGGCTAGGAGAAAAGAAAGACTAGGAGATGAAGAAGCTGATTCTGTTAGTGGTTTAATGGAAGAGCAGATAACTGTAGAACCCTTAGAAAATCAAGATGCTGAAAATGCCTTAGATTTTCTTGACAGGTTTCTGATGCTTAATACACAGAAGGTTGCGGAAGCTAAAGAAACTTTAGAAGAGCAGCTTGCAGATATAAATAAAAAGGCTTTTGATTATATAGATAATATAAAGAATACTCAACTAAAGTCTAAGCCTAATCCTTTCATAGGTGGTCCTCTTTCTCCAATGTTAACTGAAGCAGGTGTAGAACAAGAAGTAGAAAAGTTTGTTGACCCAATGCTAAGAGATCCTGATCTACTTGAGATACCAACTGAAACATTTGATGAAACAAATAAACAAACAGAGGAGGCGCTTACAGATGCAGAGATTGCTGATATTGCTAGTAGTGCTATTGATGATGTTGGGAAAGCCCAAGACAATCAGCCTAACTTAGATGATGCACCTACAGGTGGGCTAATGGGTAAACCTCCTAGCAAGGACTTATCTGAATTAGAACCTTTAGGTGAAGGTGAACCTATTATAAACGCTTACTTTAATACTAGTATAACAGGGCTTGATGGTAATTTTTCTCAGGTAGCTCTGCAAAAAGCATTAGATGATTCTGTAACAAATCCGTATATACAATCCTTACTAAAAGGTACTATGGATATAGAAGTAGGTGATGCAGGGCCAGTTGAAGAAGAGTTATATTATAAACCCTCTAACGCAAGAAAAACGTTTGGAACTGAGGATGCAAATAGAGTTTTAGCAACACTACCAACAGATGTACAAGCAAGATTAAATAATGGAGAAGATACATCAGAAGACCGTAACATGTATGGTATAGCATTAGCTGATGACCAATATGATGGTGGAAGTGCATACAAAGGTAGAGGTCTAATACAATTAACGCACAGACGTAACTATCAAGCTGTTGATAATGTACTTAAGTCAAAAGGTATTAATATTGATTTAGTAAACAACCCAGAATTAGCTCTTGATGATAAGTATGCTTTACCTGTTGCCCTAGCTTATCTTGAACATGTAGGTTTAAATAATAATTCTGCAGAAAATAGCTCTGCTAAAGAACTTAACAATCTTATAAATACAGGAGCCTCTTCCGAAATTGCTGAAGAAAGATGGGGTGCTGTTGTTAACGCTCTTGAAAACGCAGGAGAGCAAGATAAAGCAGAAGAGATGCAGTTAAGAAATGAGTATGCTGCACAAAGAATATCAGGAATAACTGGAACATATGCAAATGGCAAGTCTAAAATAGACGGTATTATAGGTCCAGACAGTAGAGATGCTATGATGGAATGGCTAACTGAAAATGATGTTAATATACCAGATAATGCTACCGATATGCAATTAGTAGTATTAGTTAATAGGAATAGCTAATGTTTGGATTACCACTAGAACTAATCACTATGCTTTTCTCCACTGTACTTGGTGGGGTAATGTCTATATGGGGTCAGTCAATAAAAGCTAAACAAGCACAGAATGACATGCTCATGGAACGTGCTAACTTTAGAAAGAATGCAGTTAAAGAAGCTCGTGACGCAGGTAAGAATGATTCACACTTTGCATGGACACGTAGGCTCATAGCTTTATCTGCTGTGTTCTCTATAATCGTGTTGCCAAAGCTAGTTGCTGTATGGTATCCTGAAGTGAGTGTATATGTAGGATACACTGAAGCTACTGGTGGTTTTATGAACTGGTTGTTTGGACCAGATGAAGCTATACAGTGGAAGATGGCGCAAGGTTTTGTAATCACACCACTAGACACACACATTGTATCAGCCATAGTAGGATTATACTTTGGCGCTGGATTTACTAAATAGGAAATAATAAAATGGTTCACCCACTAGAAGCACCAATACCAGGACAGTCTTTAACATCACAGCCTAAGAACGTACCTTGGGAATATCCTGCAAGAATAACAGAACCTATGGACGCACTAGAGTTCCATATGAAGCAACTGACAGATGAAAATACTGTAGACAACATAATGGAGATGTTAGAGGTAGGTATACCTGTTTCAGTCATAGCTAGTTCTATGCTTACAGTAGCTGTAATGGATGGCGAACATTCTATAGATGTAAAGCTTATAATAAAACCTTTTGTAGAGGATCACATTAAATCTTTAGCAGAGGTAACAGGAATAGACTATAAGATGTCAATGCGTGATTACGATGATACAACTGAGGCAGATAAACAACGTAAAGCTAGTGTGTTAGAAGCTAAGATTAGAAACATGACAGAAAAAGTACAGCCTAGCACTATGGATGAAGGTGATAGAATAACAGAACAAGCACAACAAGAGTTGATGAAAACTGAAGAACCTGAAACAGAGGCTATGCCTACTGAGCCAAAAGGTCTTATGTCTAAGGAGAATATGTAATGGCTATTAGAGGTGCGTTTGGAGCAGGTTTAGCAGAGGGCTTTGCCACAGGTATACAACAAGGTGTAGAGAGAAGACAAAATAGATTTGATGCAATATTTGATGAGTCTTTAGAGTCAGCTAAAAGGTTAGCTCCTAAGTATGCTAAGTCAAAGTCAGAAGCAGATGCTGCTGTAGAAATGATGAATGCGTTTGGTAAAGAGTATAACATTACGCCAGAAGAGTTTATTGCTATGGCTCAAACGTATGATGTCACACAGATATACGCTGCTGTGGCAGAAGCAGAAGCTAAGATGCCAGAGGGTGCAACTCTAGATAAAGCAAAAATACTTGGTCCTCTAAATATACCTAGCAACATAGAGCTACCAGAGGGCATGTCTAAAGAGCAAGCTGTACGTAGTATCTTTATGGGCTACGCTAATAATTTAGCAGAAGATCCAACAGATAAGTCTGAAGGTAAGGCAAGTAGTTCTTGGGGTAAAGCATTAGCTAACACATTGATGATCAACCCTCGTAACCAAGCTGATGATATGCTTAATGCAATGTCAGTTATGGGTGTGCCATATAAAGACTTGATGTTGTATCAAGCATCAGCAGGTGAGAGATACAAACCTTTAGCTGGTGTTTCTGGTAAACCTATATACAACATTGAGATCACTGATTATCAATCTGGGGATTACGCTAGAACAGCAGATACCTTTAGAAGGCATTTTACACGTAAATTTACAAACTATGAGGAGTTTTCTGAGTTTGTTTCTAGTTCTGCTGATGTGGATGAAATTTTAGCTAAGATGGGAGAACAGGATGAAGAACAGCTAGACAGTTCATTAATGATGGGTGGTAACCTTATGGCAGACATTGATCTAAAGCTTGCTACAACGTATGGACACGAAGCTTCTTTCGTAAGAACGGCTGCGATGAATAAGCTAACAGCCGCCATACAAAATGTTGCAGACTTCAAGGCATTTAAAGAGTCTGAGAAAGATGGTAATGCATCACGTTTAATTAGTGAGTCAATAAATAAACATGGTGGGTTAACTCAAGAATACATCAACATGATACTAGGAAATGAAGCTGAAATACTTAAAGGTAAAAAAACTGAAGGTGGGTCTAGTGTATCTAATGAGTCTTTAAATCTAAGCGGTCAAATGGGTGGTGAAGCTGATGCGTTTGAACAAATATCAGGAACGATACCAACTGTATCAGAGGCAAACGATGACCTAATTAAAACAGGTGGTGGCTCTGAACAGTCAGAAGTAGATGAGATGATAGACACTGTAATTGCTAATGAAACAGGTGAAGACGATGGTATAAATCTTGGTACACCTAATGTAGGCGAAGTCACTAAAAGAAGAATAGATAAAGTAGATGCATACAGAGAAGCAGCTTCTAAGATTACGTATGAAGAGTATCAAGGTATGAGTCGTAGCGAAGCAAAAGAAGCAGGACTACCTGCCACAGGGCTTGAAAGTGCAGAAGCTTTTGGTTTAAACCCTAAGCAATACTTTAAAGGTGGAGAAGACGAGGCTGGTGAAAGTCTTAGTAAAAAAGAATTAGCTATGACAGCTATAAAAGCAGCTAGTATGGTGTCTGACGAGTTTACCGACTTTAATGTTTTCTTAGAAGAGGGAAGCGATGATAGTGAACTTAAAGATTGGATGAAGCAAAATGACTTGCCAATAAATGATAGTCTTATAAGAATGCTAAAAACAATGCTGGAAATAAAGAGTAAAAAGGGTGGCCAGACTAATATGACTTTAGAATACAGCAAAGCCATTAAAAAAGAATTAGGTAATTAAGTATGAGTGATTATTACACACCTGAAAAGATGCAAGATAAAAAGCTATCTGATTTAAAAAAAGATAGAGCTTTTCTAGCAGATGCAATCACCTTTCTTAAAAGCGACAGGAAAGGTTACACTGATGAAGAACTGAGGAAGAAGTCAGCTAGTGATATTACATATGATATACTAGAACACTTTCGTATAATGAATACAAACGAAGTAAGTATGGGTAGAGATTACTTTTTTGTAAGTGACAACAACGTAAAAGAAACAGATAAACAAGCTTATGCGAGACTGTACTCAGCCTTTGATGCAGCTAAGGGAGAAGGTCTACTAGACAATAGGGGCGCTAAGATATTTGATTACGTAGAAGGTGTTGCTACAGCGCCATCTACTTTTGCTTCTGTTGCAGCACTGCCTCTGACTGCTGGAACTGGTACTGCTGCTATACAAGCATCTAAAATAGGTACGCTAGAAGGCTTAAAAAAGGTAACAAAAAATCTTATCAAGCGAGGTGTTATGGCATCTACTCTTGAAGGATCTGTTGCTGCATCAGCACAGCTAGGCGAAGAGATGATTAAACAAAAAGCTAAGAAGACGATTGGCGAAGACTATAAAATAAGCAAAGGTAACATAGCTTTAGCAGGTGCTACAGGTTTAACATTAGGTGCTGCAGGTTATGCAATACCAGCCAGACAACAATACAAAGGTGCTAAGAGACTTATAGATACTGTAAAAGCAGGTGATGCAGCTAAGACTGCAAGACATGCTTCTGCTGCACAAAGAGCAGTAGACGATTTACAGAAACACGCCTCAACAGCAGAGGGTAGACGTTACATACGCTTTACTAAAAACAAACTACTAGCAGCTATTGATCCTAAGCTTGTTGAAGAAGGTATGTCAGCTAAGATAAACATACTTAGTAAAGACTTGCCTGACGGACTTATTGGTGGACTAGACAGACAAACTATACAGAGACTAGGTGCTGCAGCCGTTGAGCTAACACGTACTATAAAGTCTTACAACCCAGAGTTTAAGCCTGAGAAAGGCATGAGAGTTACAGAGTTTCTTGCCAACGCAATTGATCAAGGCTTTGGTGTAGATATGTTTGATAGTATTGCTGGTAAGTATGGACTGTCACGTAGACAACTAGCTGCTGTATTTGCTGCAGAATATTCTGAGGCTGCTCGTACTCTTGTATCAGCTAAACAATTTAAGAGTGCTTCAGGAAAAGTTATCACTGGTAGAGAAGCAGTAGAAGCAGCAGGTAAGTTTAGAGATAAGCTAGATGAATTGTATGACATGGGTATGTCAACAGTTTCAGGTAGAGATGCTCAAGAGTTAAAAGATGCACAGATGCAGATTGGTGCAACTAGAAAAGTATTTAGATCCTTGAAAAACATTGAGGATACACGTAGAGCTTTTATGACTTCTCAACCTGCTACCACCATGCGTAACAATATATTTGGTGTTGCCATGACAGGCATCGATATACTAGATCAGTTCAATCTGTACGCTATACAAAAAGTTACAGGTAAAGGTAACGCTGCAGCTACACGTCAAGGCACTACAGATATATTAAAGTATCTAACTAAAGATCAATATGTAGCTGACGCACTTGTGTACTCTCTAAAAGAAGATGCACCAGAGCTTATGAAGAGAGCATTCTATGAAGCTGCTCAAGCAGAAGCTGGTACTATTAGAGATACTAAACTAGCCAAGCTAGGCACAGCAGTAAACACACTTAACACAATGTCGGATCACGTATTTAAGAAAGCTGTGGTTGCAGGTACTGTTGATCGTGAGTTAAAACAACGTGCTATAGCTCAACTAAAAGCAGGGATGCCAGAGGGTTTAGCTAAAAAAGATTTAGATAGAAGTATTGAATCACAGTTTAATAAATATCTTAAAGATTTAGATCAGTTGGGTTATGATAAGTTTATTCAAAAACTAAGGGTTGATGATACTCCAGAAAGCTTTAATAAATACTTGTTGGATATGATAGACAATAACGATGACTTTTTAGGCTTTAATCTTTATCAAGTAATGGCAGAGGGGCGCATCAGTGAAATACCTGATGACATAATAAACAAAGCCCTTGATGATAGTTTAGCCTTTACATTCCAACGTAGGTTTGGTGGTAAGGATGCAAGCGATACAAACAAAGCTGTTAAGAAAGTCATTGATTTAGTTCACAACACAGGCATGACCACCGTCATTCCTTTCCCAAGATATATGGCATCTCAAGCAAAGTTTATTAATGATTACTTTTTATTAAACACTTTACGTAGAGGTACAGGGCAAACACAGGAAGCCGTAGCAAGACAGATGTCAGGCGCTATGATGTTTGCTGGTGCTTACATGATACAGAAAGATAACATAACTAATGGACTACAGTGGTTTGAAGAGCAGTTGACAAACAAAGATGTAACAAACGCTCAAGCTGCTATGGGTCCAGCAGCACCTATTCACTATGTAGCTAATCAATTAGCAAGGGTGGAAATGGGTATGCCTAATAAACTACAGGATGACACTGGTTTGTTTATGAAAGACATAACTAAACTTATGGTAGGCTCAGAGTTTAGACCAGGTGGTACAATAGTGGATGAGACTGTACGTGTAGCTCAATCTATTATGGATGGAAAGCCAAACTATCAACCTGCTTTAAAAGTTGCTGGAGATTACCTTAGTTCTTTTACATATCCTGCTGCTGTAGTAAAAGATTTCTATGGTCAGTTTGATCCTCGTTCAGCATACATACCTCAAACATTAGATGCTACAGTATCTCTGGTAGATATGGGTGGTCCTAACAGCCCTCTTTTATATTTATATGGTAGGGCTGCTAAAAGTTTTCCTGACTTTAACCTGAATGAAATGTCAAAGAATCTTAAAAATGTTACAGGTATTGACTTAGGTGAAACTGAAATGCAAGGATTGCTAAAGTTTATGGGGTCTTCTACTCGTACACATTTTCAAATGATGGACCCCGATAATAGAGACACAGGATATGATGCAGTAAGGCATGACATATATGGTGACGGTCCTTTGAGACAGCTAAATCCTTTTCTAAAACAGATAACTGGGTTTACTAGAGAGCCACCAAAGAATGCCTTGAAGTTAGAAATGGCTAGACTAGAGATAGACCCATTTAAAATATACAATCCTTACGCTGAAAAGAATAGTGCGTTGGAGTTATTTACTCAACAGATGCTTCAAGGTAAGTTGGCTGAGGATATAGAGAACTACATAACCACAGACAGTATATATTTAAACTCTGACTTTGATGTGCGTAGGGGCTTACTAGAAGAAAGAATAAAATCTAAGATAAAAGACACAAGAGCAGACGCTAAATTTATATTGTCAGACTTTGCAGCTAAAAAAGAAAAGTACAGGTCAGACTTCAATGCATATGTAAGAGGTGAGTATTTTGCTCTTGGACCTAAGCAAAGGGAAGAAGCGGAGCGAGGATGGTCTATACAAAATAAGAGATATGGATTTTCTGGCCTAACTGTACAAGAATCAGCAGAAAGAATTGATACAGATCCTGAGTTAGATGCTGATGAAAAAGAAACACGTAAATCAATACTCATGCTGTGGTATATACAGGCAGGTAAGACTTACGCAAAAGCAGAGAGAGAAGCTGCTACTAGATAAGAAGAGGGGCGCATTTAGCGCCCTTACTTTTTTATACCATACATTTTTGAGGCACGTTCTGACCACATCTGTACTTCAATTAAACTTTTTAATGCTTCGTGCGTTTCCGTACTGTGATACAAGTTATCTGAAATAAACTTTTCCAGTGCTTCACCGCGTTTCTGCATACCCTCTTTGAAATGATCTTGTCTCCTAGATACAAAGTCTTTCGCTTCTTTTTCTAGGCTCATATATTATTATACTTCCGTTGGTATCTCTGTACAGTAAGCTGATACTGTAGATTTAGGTGTTGGTTTAGTACTCATAAGCTCACTACGCATGTACCTTGCTCCTTGTTTACATGCTTCCATTGTGGGGTAGATGTAATCCACAGCTTTAACTTGTACATAACCTGGTGCAATGGACATTATGAGTACTAAAACATACATTACTCTGTGCTTTCTACAACTTCAGGAGTCTCAGAATCGACTGAGTCATTATCATATTTCTCAAACAATTCTAGCCCTACAATTAACGCTACTAATACTCCAAATGCTTGCATATTATTTCCTTTCTAATACAAGTTTATAATATCATAGTAATTATACTATGTCTACTATTTCGCACACGTCACCACTGCAAGCCATTGTTTGCATAGCAACTGTGTTATCTTCTTGTTCATACTCACTAAGCTTAGACCAATCAATACTCTTTGGCATTATCTTACTAAGTTTATTGTAATCATCCTTAGTACAATCTTGGTATGGTGCTTGTTGATAAGTGTGATCTGAGTGAGGTAGGAAAGACACGCCTGACATTTCATCAAAGTGTTTATAAACAAATGCGCCTACTTCCATCCACTCATCTGAGCGAACCGTTACTGTTACGGAAGGCTTGTGTTCACACCAGTGTCGCTGATAAGTTAGCCATGTCTCCAACTGTTCAATGGCTGTCATATCGTTTCGAGTTACAGCTTTTCTTGGTGACTTCATTGGGAAACTAAACACTGTAGTGCTATCAGGTTTCATAACGCAAGGTGAGTTAGGTATACCTTGATCTTTCATCATTTGTGTAAGTGGATCTTTATTGTCACCACGCACAGTTCTAATGTAATGTAGTGCATGACGTGCATGTATACCTGATGCTGAGTCAACTAATTGTGATACTGTTCCGCTAGGTTTGACGCAGGTAATTGCTGCACTTGGTGCAATGCCAAGGCGGTTAGCACAGTCACTATTAGTACGAACAGCAGTTTCTCGTAAATGTTCAAGAGTCTTCTCCAATCCTTTGTTTGTTGATGTCATAAGAGGATTGTCCATTATCCCTGTGAGTGACACACCCAACAGACGCTCCTCTTCCGTATTCGTTGTCCACACCTTCCGCAAGTATGGAAACTTGGTGTACGTTGATTGAATCGTACCAAGAATAGTAGCCAGTTTAACTTTTCTTTCCAGATCATCCACGTTATCCGTAGCCCTAACCACCACTTCAGTAAGATTACAAAACTGATATGGTCTAAGAATAATTTCAGAGCAAGGATTAGTTCCAAACTCATGGTCAGGATCACGCCTTTCATACTTAGCAGCTTGATTCTTACTTGCTTGACGATTGAATACACCACGTTCTCCTGACTTACTTTCTACTAAAGATAACCACTCACGCATAAACGTTTCCGAATCTGGTTTCTCTGTGTATGACACACTGTTATTAGCTAAAGCTCTGTGTGCAGCTTCGTTCCACCACTGTCCTGACTTAGCATGACGCATCCTATCATCACTGAGATTAGACAAACTAATCATAGCACTACGTCTAACACCACCTACTACAACTATCTGACCAATGAAACACATTAGGTCATGGCATTCTAAGCTAGATAGCCTACGCCCTTGAGCATCCTTAAATGTCTTTACTGCAAAGTTAAATAGCTCAACAAGGGGTGCAGGTCCACTGGCTCTACCACCAAATGTTTTTAACCTTGAACCTGCAGGGCGTACTCTGCTAACATCCCACTTAGGAATCTCACCTGCCCATAAGAGTGCCAACAATTGTCTGAACGCCTTAGCCCAGCCCTCCTTGCTGTCCTTTACCACAATGGTAGTATCACTATCGAACAGTTCAGGCACTTCGGGAAGCTTGCTAATGAACTGCCTCTCAACACTGAAGCCGACACCAGTTCCACAGAGCAGGATGTACATAGCCTCATCAAAGGACTTTGGATCATCTACAGGTAAGTAGCTACAATTATATCCTGCAGTGTTGTCTCTATCCAAAGCTGGTCCTGCTGTCATCATGGCTCTCATGCTAGGCATGATGTCTAACGACAGGATAGCTTGCTCTATCTCAGTAGATGTTTCTTTATCTACCTTGTCACCTACTACGTTACCTATGTAACGGCTAACTGTTTCAGGCCAAGATTCTCTACCCTTTCCATCAATGTATTTAGCGTACCGTGACTTGTGTATAAAGCTTTGGTAGTCGGTTGGTAAGTAGTTATTCATGTTTTTTCACCTCTATCTTTCTAATTACTGCACCATCAATATCATAAATAATATTTTGGAATAACTCAGTAACTGCCTCCTCGTGCATCTCTGCTACTATCGGTAGTATTCGCTCTTCCTCGTCTATTTCTATTGTTAGTTTAATATTAAACTTCATCTTTTATCGCCACTGCCTTGAATGGTTCCTCGTTCCATACGACTATTAAGTTTATTTAAGTTGCGTTGGGCAAGGTCTGTCATATCAAAGTTTAAGTCACGACATAAAGCTGCAATGTACCACAGACAATCACCTATCTCTGCTGCTACATCATCTCTGTTAAACGTCCCATCCCTTAACATCTTCTTTACTTTGTTGGCTACTTCACCTGCTTCACCTGCGAGTCCCAACGCAGGGTAAACTATCTCATGCTCTTTAGGATATATAGCAGTCTTCTCTGCTTCAATCTGATACTCTTCAAATGTCATTTCATACATATCTTTCCAAGCGTCTATATCATCTGGCGTTATCATTTATGTATCTCCTTGTAGCGATCTTTAAGTCTATTGAGATACCAGATAGCTTTATCTATATCTTCTAATCCATTCTTATATTCGTGCCTCCATAAATACTTTAATACATTAGCAGCGTGAGGTGCTGTAGCGCCTGACATATTCTCTGTCATTGCTTCTATGGCTTCAATACATTCTATGCCACTATGATTGTAGTGTACTGGATTATTTACTTGATCATGGTCTAGTGTTGTATCACCAGTTAGTGTAATAGTTAGATCAGAATCTGATAGCATTATGCGTTTCCCTTCGTTTTTGTCCACTTGTTAAGTCTATATACATTTCCTTCTTTTGTTACAACAGCTTTTTCATCTTCTTCATCCATAGCTATTAGATAATCCCTGTGTTCTTTTACTTGAGCATATAGGTATGGTTGCTCGTGTGCCAGATCTAAAAAGGCTGACATCATAGTGGCTACATCAACAATGCCATTAATTATAGGATCAGGTAAATTGTGTTCAGGCGATATAGCTATGGACACATTTGTTTCACCTTCCCATTTATTAGTGTCTTTATAATTTACTGGACTTATAACTATTGCTATCTCGTCATCGTCTAAGTCATGTCCCATCAGTCTTTCCTTTTTGTTTTTAATTCTATTCGCTTAACTGTAATCTCTTTACCTTTTTCTTTTAACCACTCTTCAGGTATAACACGATGCGCCCATTGAAACTTATACTTGTCACACCAGTTGCAGTACCTAGACTTAGCACCCTTGTATAGTTTTGAGTTTGAATTACTAAATACAAATCGTATGTCTAACTCAGGATGTTGCCTCTGTATCTCACGATGTTTACGTCTATCTGCGCTATCAAAGATACCTTTAGTTTCTATGATAATACCATTGTCCAATACAAAGTCTGGTGTGTAGGTGCGATAACGTAGGTCTTCCCACTCTACCTTCAATACTTCATATCTAACTTTCTTTTGTTTCTTACGTAAGTACGCAGCAACCTCTTTTTCTAAGCCGCTGCGATACCTAGCTTTGTTATGCCGCATACTCAGGACTCAATAGAACATAGTCTACCATAGGTGGGTTCTGAGCTTTAGACATTACAGCAGTACGTGTTTGTATACTAGACCAACACTTATGTTTAAATGAACAGAAGCTACATTCAGACCCTAGCTTTAGGTTACCTGTAGGTTTACGGAAGTGTGTCTCAGGTACAGCTTCAAAACAACGCTCAAAAGGTTTGTCTTCATTGATGTACTCTACTGTATCTTCGATGCTTTCCATTACTGCACCTTTGTCTACATCGTTTGCATCAACGTATTTAAACTCACCATTGGCTTTGTTGACTACCCACCAACCACCGACATCTACACCTGCAGCTTCAGCATAACCTACTAGTTGAGACACGTATCCAAAGCTGTCACTCTTAGCTAAAGTCTCTAAGCTGTTAAACTTATTTTTGTATGACCAGGGTGAGGCTGACTTAACATCGTCTACCTTACCATCAAGCACCATGTCGTACTCACCCTTTACTTCTGTGCCATCCTTTAATTTAAGAGTTACATTGTCATTATCTTTGAAGTCTACTTCAGCAGCACGGAGAAGACCCTTGAACACTGCTTCCACAATGTCACCTATGATCATGTTAATCAAGAAGTGCGGTGGTAGTGGTGTCTTATCTTTAGGGTCATTCTTCTCAAACCATAGCTGACAAGTAGGACGCCCAATGTTGGACATCCTTAATCTAAACTCATCACGAGGCTTGCCACCGAACTGCTTCTCCAGTGCAGCTTCAACATCAGAAGCAACTTGCTTACGTATGTCTTCAGCCATATCTGTTTCACCCTTGATAGCTTTACCAAGGTACTCAAAGACAGCTAGTTCAGCAGGGTGGTTCATTATTCTTCTGCCTCTTCTACGTTAACAAACTCTGCTACTATTGCAGCATCATCATCAGAGATATTCTTTTGATTCTTTTCACTCCACTGTTGTAGAATGTAAGAGTTTTGAGTAGTGATGTAGTCCAAGAAGTTGTGTAGTGTCTCTTGATCTTCATGCTTTAAGTCAACCTTATCACCTGATTCTAAAGTCATAACAGCAAAGGTATTACCTGTATTAGAATTAACTAAGTCTGAACCTAATGTAATCATACACTGAATAGGTAATACGTTTTTACGTGACAATGCATTCACTGCTGCATCCAAAGACTTGATGCTTGAAGGTGGTACTTCAAAGTAAAAAGGCATATCAGTAATAGGCTCAACTGGATTACCTGCTTCGTCAGTAACACCTGCCGCACTCAACTCACCAAAGAGAATCTTCTTACGCTTAATGCTACGTATGAGATCTTTTGTTTTGTCTGGTAAGCTATCCCAATCTTCGATATAACCTGATGGTCTACCTAAATTAAACGTACCCATGTTATCTTTGAGGTCACCTTTAAGATCATTAGACATGATAGTTTTCATCATTACCTCATCCTTGGCGTCCCACTTAGACCACTGCTGTCTGATTGCAAAGATACGTACAACAGGTTTAGATGCATAAACAACATCGTCCTCGCCTCTTGTAATCTTGAATGATCCTGATGGTACAACCTCAGTTCTAATGGGCTTACCATTAACATCAATCTCACCCATGATACCTGTGTGCATTAGGTTTACTCTAGGTAAAACAGGTGTCTTTCTCTCACCATCACCACTGTTAGGATTTACACCTACTGCCTCTGCAAGTGACATACCTAAATCATTTGCTATCGCTAGTTCTGTATTCATTTTACTTACTTCCTT